GCAAGAAGCACAGTTTTCACTTGGACGTTCTACTGAAATTTCAAGAGATGAAGTTAAGTTCCAAAAATTTATTAATCGCTTACGCAAAAAGTTTTCTTGGATGTTCCTTGACTTGCTAAAAACACAATTAATCCTTAAGGGTATTATTAGTGAGCAAGATTGGGTACAATTCAGAGAAGATATTGTAATTGACTTTATTCAAGATTCAGCGTTTGCTGAGTTAAAAGAAAATGAAATTATGCGTGAACGTATTAGTCTATTGACTGATATGGATCAATACGTTGGTGAGTATTTCTCAAAAGAATGGATACGTAAAAACATTCTAATGCAGACCGATGACGATATTGAAAGAATGAAAGAAGAGATCGAAGCTGAAAAGGCTAGTGGTGAAATTAACCCCGAAGATGAAGATCTTGAAAATTAATTTATTATAAATAATAAGGAATAATATTATGACTACAATTAACAATTTAATTGACGCTTTAGGTAATGGAAAAACCGCAACGGCTAATACAGTGTTTGCGGATTTGATGTCAGCTAAAATCAGTGCAGCACTTGACGCTAAGAAAGTTAATATGGCTAATCAGGTGTACAATGGCGCAATGAATAAACAGGAAACAGAAAATGTTGACGTACAAACAGTTGATACAGAATCTGAATGAAGCAAATAAAGTCGTAAAGACTATGAAAGTTGGCAAAAAGTCAACTGCTGAAATTCAACAAAATGGTTCTAAATTTTCTGTTGTTATCGATGGCGAAGTGTTAGGCGATAAATATAAGTCAGCAAAAGATGCTGAGACTGCAGCAAAAGAATTTGCTGATTTAATGGGAACATAATATATGAAGCTCATAACAGAACATTTAGATAATTCTGTAAGCTATATTACCGAGGAAAAAAACGGTAAAAAGAATACCATCATTGAAGGTATCTTTATGCAAGCAGAATCTAAAAACCGTAATGGTAGGATTTATCCTAGAGCCGTTATGGAATCTGCCGTTAACAAATATGTTACGGAACAAGTTTCTAGAGGTAGAGCAGTTGGGGAACTAAATCACCCTGAAGGCCCTACAATTAATCTAGATAAAGTATCACATCGCATTACCGAGCTCAATTGGGACGGAAATAATGTGATGGGTAAGGCGCTAGTGTTGGATACTCCTATGGGTCAAATCGTAAAAGGTTTGGTCGAAGGTGGTGTTCAATTAGGCGTTTCTAGTCGTGGTATGGGATCTCTTGTACAAAAAAATGGAGTTGCAATGGTTGGCGAAGATTTTATCTTAGCAACTGTTGACATTGTTCAAGATCCATCAGCACCTGAAGCCTTTGTAAATGGCATCATGGAAGGTGTTGAATGGATTTGGGAAAATGGTATTCTAAAAGCACAAGATGTTGAAAAATATGAGACTGAGATTAAGCGTTCATCTTCTTCAAACTTAGCGGAAGCTCAGTTGAAGGTGTGGCAAGATTTCCTCTCAAAACTTTAACTCTATATAATATAGAAGGAGTAAAAACTTATGTCAGAGAAAATCCAAAACGAAGAGTTGGATCTCATCGAAGACGTTGCTGAAGTCGATCTCCAAGATGATGACCTCGCTGAAAATGTTGAAGTTGAGAACGAGGAAGTCACCATGGAAGAGAGCGTTGAGTCTGCTGAAGAAGAAGTTGTTGCAGAAGCAGCAGCCCCACTTACTAAAGCAGGCATGGTTAACGCCATGTATCAATCAATGTCAAAGATGAAAAAAGCCGATTTACAGGCCGCCTATGAAAAATTTATGGGTAATGATGAAGAAGGCGATGAGGAAGACGAAGACGAAGAAGACGATATGGACGAAAGTGTTCAAGACGATTCAGCCGCTGCTAGCGATGAAACCGTTAAGAATATTAATAAATCCAAACCTGCTCAAGCTAAGCAGCCAAAGGGACAAGCCAAAGAGTCATATGACTTCAAAGCTGACTTGGACGCTCTAGTTACTGCAGATTCTACTTTGTCCGAAGGATTCCAACAGAAAGCAGCCACAATTTTTGAAGCAGCAGTTAAGTCTAAGATTGCTGAAGAAATTGATCGTCTAGAGGAAGAGTATACTCAATCTCTAGAAGAAGAAACCGCTGAAATCAAATCTCAACTCGTTGAGAAGGTAGATTCATACCTTAATTACGTAGTAGAGCAATGGATGACAGATAACCAGGTTGCTATTGAAAACGGTCTCCGCACTGAAATTGCTGAATCCTTTATGGACTCATTGAAATCAGTATTTGTTGAGCATTATATCGAAGTACCCGAATCTAAAGTCGATATGGTTGATGACTTAGCTGCACAGGTTGAAGAACTTGAAGAGCAGTTGACGAAAGCTACCGAAGACAATATTCGTTTACACGAGTCTGTACATGCACTACAACGCGCAGAGATTATTGTTGAAGCTGCTAAAGATTTAGTTGCTACTGAAGCAGAAAAACTAAAATCATTAGTAGAAAAGGTTGATTTTGAAGATGCTGAAACTTTTGCTAAGAAAGTTGCTACCATCAAAGAGTCATACTTTACTAAATCTAAAATTGTTGAATCTGCTGAAGAAGCAGAAATTACCTATGGTTCGTCTGAAGATCAGACTGTAATCAATGGTGTAATGGCCCAATACGCCTCAGCTATTTCCAGAACCCTTAAAAAATAAATTAGGAGATACCTATAATGTTTAATGCAGAAGACGCCCAAAAGAAATGGGCACCCATCCTAGAACACGCTGACTTGCCTGAAATCAAAGATAACTACAAGCGTTCAGTAACTGCTGTTCTATTAGAAAACCAAGAGAAAGCACTCCGCGAAGAGCGTAGCGCTATGGGCTTTCAGCCTCTAACCGAAACTGCTGCTAACGCTACTGGCGCTGGCGTAGCTGGTTGGGATCCTGTCCTAATCTCTCTTGTTCGTCGTTCAATGCCTAACCTAATGGCTTATGACATTGCTGGTGTACAGCCTATGTCTGCTCCTACTGGTTTGATCTTCGCAATGAAGAGCCGTTATAGCACCCAAGGCGGTACTGAAGCTCTCTTCAACGAAGCTAACAGTGCATTCTCTGGTGCCGGTACGCAAGTTGGTGGATCTGATTCACTAGGTTCATACGGCACTGATACTACTCCTGCTGATGACGTAGAAGATAGCTTTACAACTGGTACTGGTCTTGCTACAGCTGACGGTGAAGCTCTTGAGAACACTGGTGGTTCAATGGGCCAAATGGCTTTCTCAATCGAGAAGACTAGCGTAACTGCTAAGACTCGCGCATTGAAAGCTGAGTACACCATGGAACTAGCTCAGGATCTTAAAGCTGTTCACGGCCTTGATGCTGAGACTGAACTTGCTAACATCCTTTCAGCTGAAATTCTTGCTGAAATTAACCGTGAAGTTGTTCGCACTATCAACGTTAAAGCTAAGCTCGGCGCTCAGACTTCTAACGTTACAACTCCTGGCGTTTTCGATGTATCAGCTGACTCTGATGGTCGTTGGTCTGTTGAGAAGTTCAAAGGTCTAATCGTTCAGATCGACCGTGAAGCTAATGCGATTGCTAAAGAAACTCGTCGTGGTAAGGGCAACTTCATTGTTTGTTCTTCAGACGTTGCTTCTGCTCTATCTGCAGCTGGTCTTCTAGACTACACTCCTGCTCTAGCAGTTAACCTACAGGTTGACGATACTGGCAATACTTTTGCTGGTGTACTCAATGGTCGTATGAAGGTCTATATTGATCCTTATGCTAGCAATGACTACGTAACTGTTGGTTATCGCGGTACTAACCCATATGACGCTGGTATGTTCTACGCTCCTTACGTTCCATTAACTATGGTTCGTGCAGTTGGCGAGAATGACTTCCAGCCACGCATCGGGTTCAAGACTCGCTACGGTATGGTTGCTAACCCATTTGCGGGCGGCGCCTCTTCTAGCGAAACTGGTACTAACCGTGCTAACCAGTACTATCGCATCTTTGCGGTAACAAACATCTTGGCTGCTTAATAGTAGCTTGATGGTATAAAAGAGGAGGCTTCGGCCTCCTCTTTTTTTTATATAAATAAAGCTATATACTCATTGAGAGAGAAATGATATGGCTACTCAAATTTTATCCCCATTAAATCCTGCAGCATTCAATCTTGTAATTGATACATTGAAATATCCTAATGCTCAGTTCTCTATACAAACTGCCGCACTACCAGACTTAACTGCTACTGGAGCTGCTTTTAATACACCAAAAAGAAATATCACGCAAATGCCTGATAAGATTTCTTATGGTTCTTTTACATGCGCATTCTTAGTTGATGAAAATATGCTTAACTATGAAGAGATTCATGATTGGATGCTAGACCTAGTAGAAACCAATGATGAAGGTGCAAGTAAAGTTAGGGATATGGTATTACAGGTAAGAAATAGTAATAATAACGTTGTAAAAGAAATTCAATTTATTGACGCGTATCCAGTTAATTTAAGTTCAATTCCATTTGATCTAACCGCTGGTGATGTGAATTATCTTGTTGCAACTGTTGAATTTTATTATAGTTACTTTAATATGATTACAACTGGCTAATTTTATGGTATAATATATAATTTATACGTGAGGACTTTATTATGCTTAATCTTGAAGATGTACTGAAAATGTGGGCCAAAGATTCTGAAATCGATGATATTCGATTAGATGATGCTTCAAAAAATACTGCTAAACTGCATGCAAAATACTTGGAAATGTTATCCATTAGTAAATTGCAATTGCGCAAAAAAGATTTAGAATTCAAAACTTTACTAAAAAATAAATGGCTTTGGTACAATGGCAAATTGTCAAAGGCTGAGATTGATAATCTTGGTTGGGAATACGATGCGCTAAATGGTTTGAAGATTCTTAAAGGTGAGATGGATTACTATTATGATGCTGATCCACACATCCAAGAAGCTCAGGCAAGAATTGACTACCTTAAGACACTTATAGATACGTTAGAAGAAATTATTAATAATATCCGCTGGCGTCATAGTACAATCAAAAATATGATTGACTGGAGGAGATTTGAAAGTGGTAGTTAATGGATATTATAAAAGTAAAGAATAAAAACCATTCTTTTCTACATATTGAATGTGAACCATCTATAGAGAATGAACTATCCGATTTCTTTTGTTTTTACGTGCCTGGTTATAAATTTATGCCGGCATATAAAAATAAAATGTGGGATGGAAAACTTAGACTATTTGATCTAAGAACAAAAGAACTTCCAGCTGGTCTATTTCCTTATTTACAAGAGTTTGCTAATACTCCTGGACGTGATTATTCCATTGAATTAATCCATAGTAACTATTACGGTATTCCTAATAGTGAAGGTGAGTGTGACATGTCATTTGTAAATGATTTGACACTTAGTAGCCGTGGATCACAAATTACTCCTACTGATTACCAACTTAAAGCCGTTGAGCATTCATTACTTAATAAAAGATCTCTATTAGTTTCTCCTACAGCTTCTGGAAAATCGCTCATTATTTACATGCTTGTTCGTTGGTATCTAGAAAACCACGATAAAAAAATTATTATTATTGTACCAACAACATCGCTTGTTGAGCAAATGTATAAAGACTTCGGAGATTATTCTGAATACGATAAAGGCTTTGATATTGAGAAAACTGGCCATAGAATCTATTCAGGTAGAGAAAAAATTACTAATCAGCGACTAATTATTACCACATGGCAATCAATATACAAAATGCCAGCACAATGGTTTGAAGATTATGGTATGGTAGTTGGTGATGAGGCACACACATTCAAAGCAAAAAGTCTTACCTCAATTCTATCTAAGTGCAGAGAAGCCGAATACAGATTTGGTACTACCGGTACGTTAGATGGAACAGAAACACATAAACTAGTTCTAGAAGGTTACTTTGGAATTGCTCATTATGTGACTACAACTAAATCATTAATGGATATAGGGACGCTAAGTTCATTAGACATTTCGGTTTTACTTCTCAAATATTCTGATGAAGAATGTAAGTTAATAAATAAAGTAAAGTATCAAGAAGAGATTAACTTTATTGTTGGTCATTCGGCAAGAAATAATTTTATTTCGAACCTTGCTCTTGATCAAGATGGTAATACCTTAGTGTTGTTTCAATTAGTTGAAAAACATGGTAAACCATTATATGATCTAATCAAAGCAAAAGCGCATGAACGAAGAAAAATATTCTTTGTTTCTGGTGCTACAGATGTAGATGTCCGTGAACAGGTTAGATCTATCATCGAAAGGGAAAAAAATGCTATTATTGTCGCAAGTCTTGGTACCTTTTCTACTGGGATTAATATTCGCAATTTGCATAATATCATCTTTGCTTCTCCATCCAAGTCACAGATCAAAGTACTCCAAAGCATTGGGCGAGGATTGCGAAAATCAGACGATGGAAGAGGGACAAAACTCTATGATCTTGCAGACGATCTACACTGGAAAAACAACAAGAACTATACGCTGAATCATGCCTCTGAACGTATAAAGATATATACTAAAGAGAAGTTCAATTATAAAATTTACGAGATCAAACTATGAAACATGTATTAGGAGATTTGAATATTCAACAATTCAATCTTACCTCCGGAGATTCTATTATTGGTTTAGTAAAGTCTGTTGAAGGCAATATGGTTATAGTTGAAAAGCCATTGGTGATATCACGTACGGTGAATGGCGGAATGGAAGCTCATTATTTTAGTGTCTATATGCCTTTATCAGAAAGCACATTAATTAAAGTCAATTATAATAATATTGTTGCTGTGAGTGATGTGACTGATCTAATAAAAGAAAAGTATATTCGCACATGTATTGAAGATGACATGGATAATACTAATGATGACGATGATGAATTAGACGAATTTGATTCTGATGAACCTCATGAAATCTCTGTTATAAAAAATAGTATAATTTATCATTAAAAATTAGTATATACCCCTTCTCTCCCGGTTGACTCTATTATTATATCACATATTCTGGATTTTGTACACAGGTTTGTGATAATTATTTCTTATGTACAAAACCCATGAATTGTTGTATAATATACTCTATTGTACGAACAATAAAATAAACTTGGAGTTATATTATGGAAAAACTAAAACCAAAAGAAAAACCGCATTACGTCAACAATAGAGAATTTTCTTTTTCTGTTGTAGAGTATGTAAAATCAGTTCAAGAAGCAGAAGCAAATGGTAAACCTATTCCGATAGTTACAGACTATATTGCTACATGCTTTCTTAAAATTGCCGAAGGCTTATCACATAAAGCCAACTTTATTCGGTACACCTATCGCGAAGAAATGGTAATGGATGCAGTTGAAAATTGTTTGAAAGCAATTATGAACTACAACATTGAAGCAGCAACTCGTACAGGTGATCCTAATGCATTCGCATACTTTACTCAAATTTGTTATTTTGCGTTCTTGCGTCGAATTGCAAAAGAGAAAAAGCAACAAGATATTAAGTTCCGCTGGCTTGAAAGTGCTGGCTTAGAAGATTTTGTTAAGTATGCTAATGAAGGTGATCATGTAGATTCAGATATGAATGGCTTTATTGACGAATTGCGATCTCGTATTGATCGTGTACGTAATGTAGATAAAAAAATTAAAGATTTTGCTTTATCTCAGAAAGAGGAAGAAGAGGAAGATCGCCATTCCGGAATTGAGATGTTTATGTAATATGAAGATTGCTATTTTGAATGATACCCATTGTGGTATTCGTAATTCGTCAGATATTTTTATTAACTACCAAGAAAAATTCTATAGTGAAGTATTCTTTCCTTATCTAAAAGAAAATGGTATCACTCAAATCTTGCATTTGGGTGATTACTATGATCATCGAAAGTTTATTAACTTCAAGGCTTTGAATTCAAATCGTAAAATGTTTCTTGACGTTCTAAAGAACGAAGGGATTCATATGGATATTATTCCTGGTAATCATGATGTTTTTTATAAGAACACAAATGATCTTTGTTCTCTTAAAGAATTATTGGGATACTATACATCTAATGTGAATATCATTATGAAACCTAAAGTGGTTGATTATGATGGATTGCCTATTGCATTACTCCCTTGGATTAATCATGAAAACTATGTTGAATCAATTGAATTTGTTAAAAAGTGTAAAGCACCATTTCTTGCTGGTCACTTAGAGTTAATTGGATTTGATATGATGAAAGGTATGCCGAATCAGCATGGTATGACTAGTGAAATCTTTGATCGATTTGAATTGGTAATGTCAGGACACTTTCACACAAAATCAAATAAGAGTAATATTCACTACCTAGGTTCTCAAATGGAGTTCACTTGGTCAGATTGCGATGATCCAAAGTTTTTTCATGTAA